CAATCCCCATCTTCTCACAGTGATCCGAAACCAGCCGGAGCATCGTCGGGTTTCCCGTGTTCTGGCTCACCATGCCATCAATCTCCGTTTCTGTCAGTTTAATCCCAGAATTTAGCAGCCGCACCGCCGCCTCATCCAGACGGTTCCCGTTGGCAGAATAGAAGTCCGTTACATGCTTCTCATACTCAGCCTGCACCGCCTGTATCTCCTCCTTCGTCCGCCGCTGCAGTTCTGCCACGCTCTCCTTATACTCCTCCTGTGCGTCCAGATAACGCACCTTCTCCCGCGCCAGATAGTGCTCGTCCCCTTTGAACTCCCGCTGGTCTTCCTCCCAGCGTTTCTGTGCCGCATCCATCTTTTCCTTGAGCGCCCTCCGCTCAGGTGCTGTCTTGGCATGAATTTCCTGCAAATCCCTTAAATATCCATCGAATGTGTCATGCTTCATAGCTGTGTGCTCCTTTCTGCCCTCTTTAACCGCATAGTAATCAACAATTTCTCTTTGCACCTTCTCCATAATTTTCCTTGCCGCCTCCACCATCTCCGGGGATTCCTCCGCATATACTGCTGAGGTAGCATAAAACTCAGTTGCAAAAAGGGACATTTCTTTTCCGTTAACCATATACAGTCTGGTCATTCCTGTTTTCTCATCAAAGTTGTATTTTTTATAAAGGTGTTCATCCACCTTCATCCCAAATACTTTTTTGTCCATTATCTGCTCCTCCATTTTTAATCTATCACAATCTTTTCCGGCTTTACAAAGTAACTCCGAAGCTCCACCTGAAACAGCGGCTCTCCCCTGTCCTCATGGTATTTTCTGAAATTCTTATTGACCTCCGCGAAGGTATAATAAGCATTAATCAGCCGCTCCCACTGGGTCTTATCCATCTTTTTCAGGCAATGCGGGCATCTTGGCGGCTTATCATCGTAATTCATATTGCGGTTGTATAACTCAAATTCCCCTTTACAATGGAAACACCTTACTTTCAAATAATCCATACTTTTTGTTTCCCCTTTCTGCTATGCCGAAGTTTCCCATGAGTTCATAATTCTGCTCAGTGAATACCTGAGCGCATCAATGCAGTGATTGTTCTTGTCGGGATAACCCGGTAACAGATTCCCGTCTTTATCCCGGTCGTATTCGTATTCAATGATCTCCTTGTATGCGCAGGGTGTCCTTGCCGGATCAATGACAATCGTCCGGCGCTGCAGCCACTTCATGCCATATTCCACGCTGCCCGGTCGCTTATTGACGGCTTGCGCCCACACATCCCTAAACCGCAGATCAAATATTGACTTTGGCTCCGCTGAATCACACATGATAAAATAATCATCATAATGTCGCCGTTTAATCTCCTTTGCCAGTTCCTCATTACTGATTTTCCGACCCACATACTCATCCAAAAGATATACCTTTTCATGGTTCGGTCTGTAAGAACATCTGATAAACGCCATCGGGTCCGGCATCCACCCGAAATCGATTCCTTGGTAAATGCGGTCAAACTGCTTCATCTCCTCATCCGTGATCGTACGGATTTCCAGAAACTCAAATACCTGTCCGCCTGTTCCGACCGGCTCGCCTAAATATTCATGCCGATATGCCCTCTCGTTGACCTCCTTCAAGTGCTCCGCATCATCAAGGAACTGCTGCCCCAGCCATTCCGGCGGCGCATCCAGATAGCTGCTCTTATGCCGCAGGGCATTGGTTCTTGGCTCGTTGATATACTGATTTGCCCAGTTACCGACACTGATCGGCGGGTTGAAGCTCTTAAACACAACGAACTGTTCCCCGCCGCGGAGTACCGACTGCTGCACGGTTCGGATTTCCTCAATACCCCCAAACTCGTCCAGTTCCTCAAACCAGAGATACTTAAAATACCCGTGGCTGGCTTTCAGTGACTTTGTTTTCTTCGCCTTGTCCAGCCCCCGGAAGATGATCTTCTGTTCGGTAGGGCGGTAAGTACACTGCATGGGGTTTACTCCCGCCTCCCATAGATGGGAAACACCCAGTGCTTCAATCGCCCAGAGTATCTGCCCGTAGACGGTTTCCCGGAGCGTCACCGCATACTTGCGGAATATGACCGCATTTGCCTGCCTGTCCTTCATCATCCCGAGAACGATCTCCAATGAAATAAATGAGGACTTCAAGCCGCCCCTGCCGCCGTACAAGTCATAATAGGTATGACCGCCCTTTGTAATATCACGGTGTACCGGGTAAAATACCGGGGCTATCAGTTTTCCAAAGTCAATCACTGTCTCCGATGTTGTCAACGATCTTCACCGCCTCCGTCACGTCTATATCCTGCTCCCTCTTATCTCTCCACTGTCTGGGTTTCCTGTTCTTCAGCCAGAAAATCTGTGCCGTGGTATCCGGCGAATAATACCTTTCCACCTCCGTCACGACAGGCTCGGACACCTCCCTGACCCGCCTGCCATTCGCATATTCAACGGTCCTTCTGGTAGTGACTGTCTGCTCCGTCTCCCGGAATCCAAGGGCTTTCTTCCGCAGGGCGTTCTCCACCTCAATATCCGCAACCTCTTTCCCGGTCTTTAAGGACTGAAAAATCGGAATACTTCTCTTTTTCCAGTTATAGAGCGACCGCACCGTAATACCCATGTTCCCGGCGATCTGTTCATCCGTCAGACCATCCCGCGCCCACGCCTCCAACAACAAGAGTTTGTCTGCTTCTTCCCACTCTGTGATTGTGATCTTTGCCATCTGCAACACTCCTCGAGTCCTTTTCTTTCTCTCCTCTCTCCATTATCCAACATTCTGATGTAACCGTTGTACCAAGTTTAAGCAGAAAATTCCCCGCACAGGAAACGGGCAGCCTATACCGCCACCCGTCCTGTCTGTAATCACTTCTTTTTTCTGGAATAAACGACTGCCGCTGTAATCAGCGCCGCCATCCCCAGCACAAACGTCACCAGAGCGCCGTCAATAAAGCCGTGTATGTACATGCCTTAGTCACCTCCCTCATACACCGCGGAGATAAGACTCTCCGCCGGAATTTTCAACGTATTGCAATAGGCTCTGAGTTCCCTGAGTGTAATCTTTTCCGGGTTCCTGACATGGCTGAAATATGTTGACTTCTCAATCCCCGCTTTCTTGGCAAGAATATCTATCTCCACGCCCTCCTCGATCCGTTTCGCCCTGATCTTCTTCGTAAACTTCTCGTTTTTATCCGTCCACGTTCCAAGTGTCACCTTTGCCATCTTCCATGCCTCCTTGAAAGTTTACCTGCCTGCGGTACCCATGAAATAAATGATCATGTACAGCGCCGCAAATCCCATCACCATAGCAAGAGTGCCCACTGCGTAATTGAGCAGGGCGGTAAGCCTTGCGTCGCTTATGGGCTGCCTCTCAATCCGGGCTGCCCTGCAGAACTTGTCTTTGTCCTTCTCCGATCTCTCAACCGAATGGATCACCTCTTTAAATCCTCTTTCGTCCTTCATTGTCAATCCTCCTTATCTTCTGCAAATACATTTACAAATGAATAAATTGCCTTAAGCCATTCCGTATTGCGGATTGTGGATAACATTTTAGAAATGCCGTCTTTGTAAAATTGTTCTTCTCTCATGCCGCGCCACCTCTATCTGCCCTACTTTCCAAAAATCCTGTCCTCACAAATCCGTAAATCAGCTTAATTATTCTCAGGTCTCTCTCGCTTTCAGTTCCAATTCCGTCTATAAGTTCTTTTGCAGAAGATTTTAGACTTTTCTGCATATTCCCTTCTTTGCCGCTTGTCCATATCATATCCCCCACTTTTCTTTAAACGCAACCATCATATTGTATATAAATTCTAAATAGTCCAAATTCTCAATCCGCATTACTATATCAATGATTTCCTGCCTGTGATTCATTATCAAACACCCCTTTCAACAATCCTGCTCCCAAAAGATAGCCGAAATAAAATTCGTACACGCTCCCGTAATTGGTTGTATTTTTCGGTGTGGACTTGCCAAGGTGAAATCCATGTTTCCATATCTCAAAATTGAGAAATTCATCATACTTGACAATCGGGTTTTCGCTGTTCACTACCTTTTCAATCAGCGGGATAATGGCTTTTGCGGCTTCTTCTGCCTGTTTCTTCTCTTTCTGCTCCATGCGCCATGAATGAATGTCCATCAATGCATGATATGTACTGAATCCGTACTTTTTGTATACATAATCAAGAAACTGTCCTGTCGGTGCGTCATCATCAGCAACCGCATAATCGGGAAACATAACCACTTTCAAGAATCCGTCAATGTCCTTTTTAGGCACTTTCTTATTGACATACAGAATTTCTTTTCTGTTGTCTGCCATAACGATAAATTCGCCCAGTTCGGCGTGATACAGATGATTAAGACGGAAAATAAGGTCTGATGTGAGTTCTTTCGGTGTGATTTTTTCTACTTGCATTTTCTTCTTCCTCTCTTTACTCCGGGCAGAGGGAATGTTATACTACCCACATACCCTAATTTGCGTAGTTTTCGGGTTACTTGCCCTTATCGGACCGCAATTCCGATAAGGGATTATTTTATGTTTTGAGTATTTCGTTGACAAATTCGCTATTTGCCCTGTCCGTTTTCATCGAACGAATAGGAACTTCCGGGATATGTAATGGCAAACACATGAAATTGATCCTGTCCTTGATCCGATCATCAATCCTTAACTGTTCAAGCTGATTGTTGCTGGTAAAAACAGTTATTAGCTTGTTGGAATACCTATAGTTAATTAGCTGATAGAGGGTTGTATTTACCCAATCTTTGCTAACTTCCACCCCGATATCATCCAGAAGCAAAACAGTGGCTTTTATAATGCCGTCTTTCTCCTCCTTGTCTGCCGCGCTGCTATATCCCTTCTTGGTCAGATCGAGATATTCCAGAACGCTTGTAAACTTCACATTCACGTCGTAGCGTGCCATAACTTCATTAGCCAGACAGTAAGATAAATATGTTTTACCTGTCCCTTTCGTGGCGGAATGTATGTATAGCCCCTTGCCATCCCGTCGGAATTTTTGAAAATTCAAAACAAACGCGTTTGACATCTTACGACCTTTTTCTGCATCCGGGTTGTTGTCTCCATATAGGGTCCAATCAAAGTCCTTTGCCCGCTTGTCCAGCTGCTCAAACGGAATCATCGATCTGGCGCTTCTAAACCTTCCATTCTCGGAAACGGGTTCTTTTGAAAAAACTGCCTCTCCGTAATCTTGGATATCATATTCACCCAAAAGGTAAGTCATTTCGTCTATCGAAACAGTCTCCTGCCTCATCAATCGCCCGCGAAATTTGTTTCCACCTCTCGTCAGAATCGAATGCGTTGTTTCCACTTTCCTCCCTCACCTCCTTCTGTCCCTTGCTGCCGCCACTGTCCTGCGTTCTCGCAAGCCAGCTATTGATAAACCTCTCGATTCCTCGCCGCGTCTTCCGCTTAGTAGGGTTTGAATCCAGCCACGCGACCATGCGCCGCAATTCCTGCTCCACATCCACAGCCGGGTATGTTGCCCGCCAGAGTGCAATCTTGTCCTGCGGGACATCGTAAAATGATTTGTCATTCAGCGGGAGTAATATGCCGCTTGGGGTCGGAGCGGATTCCGGCTCCGAGCAAATATTATTATTCTTTATTCCTTTATTACCTTTATATTTTATATCTATTGTTGTCGTTGTACTGTCGTTGTGATGTCGCTTCTTTGTCTCCTGCGTGTCGCTCTGTATGTCAAATGACTGGTATAAATCATAGTTTTGTACAGTAAAAACGCTATATTTATTTGTCGTTTCGACTGTCAATTCGCCCGTCGTTTTTAGATGCGAAATTGCGGTTCTTATTTCACGTTTTGTTAGACCTGTTTCTTTCGAAAGCTTCTCCAAAGACGATACAAAAGAACCACGTGGCACCGTTGTGCCCCTAAAATGACCCTCCTTCCAGTTCGCAATCAGGAGCATATGTATAAAAAGCCGGCAAGTGTTGATGTCCGTATACCACTCCCACTCAACGATCTTCCGATGCAGAAGTATCTGTCCTGCAGTACTCATAAGTTTTCTTCACCTCCTCATTTTTCTTCCTCATAATCCTCACCGTCACACAAACACTCCTGCATGGAGACTTCAAAATCGTCCATGTTCGGGAAATGTATGTAACGGTACCTGCAGGTCGAGCAGTCGTAACAATTTTCGCTCATGGTCTGATCCTCCATCTTCCTTTTCCCTACTGGCAGACATGCTTCACGTACTCCTCCGAAACCATAAACGGCGTTTCCCCATCCTCACAGCTTGGATTGTAAACCACATCAACGCCGATAGTCACGTTGTCAATCGTCCGCTCCAATTCCAACATCATACCGCTGCCCTCTGCATTGATTCCAGTAGATACCTTTGTTACCGTGAAGCCTTCCATCATGCTTTCATTTACCTCTGTATAATCTCTGAATACTTTTGACATTGTTTGTATCTCCTTTACTTTTTTGAAATAATTTTTGAATCTTCCTTTCGTAAAACACTAGGTTTATCTTTGTTAACCCTTAAATTTAATTTGGTACAACTTTTTATTTTACTTATGTTACAATCTCCTCACAGGCATAAAGCCGAGTAAAATGAAAGGGGCTAACCATGAGCGGAATTGACGATTTGAAAAACTTTCCAATTCCCGAAATTGCAAAAGGAACAGTTATTCCAACTGGAATACAAATGCAACAAATCAAAGAAGCAAAAGAAAAAGAAGCTTTGCGCCAACAAAGAAAACATGATTTCTTAATTGCTACTTATGGAATTGTTGGTGGCATTATTTCGGGTGTGGCATCTTCTCTCATAGTCCTTTACATACAAGGACTGTTGTAACAATCGCCGATATGGAGCCGGACATTATTGACATGAGTACCACGAGTATCCTAAATAGTGTTCGGTTTTTCATATCCGTCCTCTCATTTCCCTATGTGAAGAAATACTCTTCATATTCGCCTTTCTCAATGCCTAAAAGCTCCGCCCACCTTATGATGTCAGACTGCGAAAACTCCGTCTTTCCGGTCAACTTCTTGGACATTGAGTTTTTGGAAATGCCGAGTTTACAGGCAAAATTCGCCTGTGTTCCATACCGTTCAACAATCCTGCCTTTAAGTTTACTATATGAGTACACATTCTCACCTCCCTCTGATCTGAAAGCACCTTAATCTTCAATGATTTCTGTTACATCTACGCCGAGAGCCTGAGCAATTTTTCCAGCCGTTGCCGGCTTGCACGATCCTCTTTTATACACATTACACACTGTCGGAATTGGAATACCAGCCATTTCAGCCAATGTATTTCTATTTAATTTTGATCTTGCCATTGCAATTTCCAATTTTCTTTTACAAATCTTCATTTTTTCACCTTCTTTCTAAATTTCTCTTGACTGGTTCAAACGAAACCGTTATTATAATATCATACTCATTTGAATACTTCAAGTAAAAAAAGTTTCATTTGAAAACTTTTTATGATATAGTCATTATGAGGTGAAAAAATGACTATAGGTGTAAAGATTAAAAAACTGAGAAAATACGCTGGTTTAACACAACGATCGCTTGGCGAATTATCCGGCACATCTGAAACAACAATAAAACAATACGAATTAAACAAAAGACAACCTCGTATTGAACAGCTAAAAAAAATAGCCAAAGTTTTTGACTTCCCCCTATATTTATTATTGGATGATAATTATGAATTAGGCGATATAGCACTTGAAATGAAACGAGCTAGACCAGTTAATTCTCACGAAATGGCAGAACCGCCAAAACCATTCACTGGTCCGTTGTCACAATACAATAATAAAGATAACAGCATTTATATTGACCCAAACTTGCAAAAACTATATGAAGTGGCTATTGAAAAGGCTGTACGCCACGAAAAATTAACAGAAGAAGAGGAACGAGTTGTTATAGGTATTCCTGGACAGATGCGGCAAAAAAGTGATTCGTATGAAGATTCATATTCATTCGCCAGTTCAGAAGAAGAACTTGACAAACTTCTTGAACAACGAAAAGAACAGAGCGAGAGAAACTTGCTTGCTGATTACAGAAAACTAAATAAAATAGGGCAATCAGAAGCCAGAAAACGTGTATCAGAACTGACCGAAATCCCCCGCTACACAAAGCCAGACGAATCACCCAAAGACTAGCCCCAGAATTTCGGGTCTATCCAAATGGGCGCATCTAATCAGATGCAGGGGT